CTATCGCCTCGGAGTCTTCCTGTAATTTCCTTACTTCTTTCAATACGCTTTCAGCGAATTCAAGCATGGTCGTTTTTCCATGAGAGCAGACAGTTTAAAGCCACCGTCTGGGGGCATTCTTAGTAGATCTTTACTGGGCGATTACCGTCACGTTTTTTAACGGTTCTTACTACTCCTCCGGATTTCATCTTGTTAGATTTACCGGCAGTATTCATCGCAATGGCTACAGCTTGTTTTTGAGCTGCAGTTTTGCTCTTGGGTTTACTGGCGCCTATTTTACCCTTTTTTTCGTAAGTTCCAACTAGTTCGCTGATATTTTTACCAATTGTTTTACTACTAGAACCTTTTTTCAAAGGCATTATTGGCCTCCTTGCTTAGGAGCATAGATTCTTTCGCGAGCAATCTGCGCTTTTTCTGCGGCTATTTTTTGCTGAGAATCTATTCGAGCTTGGTTGGCTTCAGCGTTCTGAGAAATCCTAGCCTGATCAATCTTAACGCCTTCCTGCTTAAGCGCTATGTCCGCTTGGTCCTTAGCGGCACGCTGCTGTAGCTCTTGAGCTTTCAGCGCTACCACTGGGTCTTCGCCAGTTCCTTCTCCAGAAAGTTGGCTTTGGACCGACTTCATTTCCATCATGCCCTCAGCAACCCTTATTGAGACCATTGCCTCACGCTGAAGATCAGAAATCATGCCATCAGGGTCCGCGCCGTACTCTGTGAAGAGCTCTGCTTCCGTAGCTTCCTCCGCTTTTAAGCGGATATGGTCAAGGATATGTTTCTGCAGTTCAGCAGAACCTAGAGGGTTGGCCTGCATCAGAGGGGACATGCCCATCATCAAGTGGGCCGCAATATGCGCGTCGTGCTGCTGACCGGCAAAAGCCTTCAGCGACTTGTTGTCCGCCACGTCAGCATTCTCGCTTGCAGGGTCCTTAGGTAACTGGTTAGTTTCCATCTTGAGGATGCCGTCAATGTCTCGGACGTTCATTGCCTGATAGACACGGTAATACGCCTCGTACATGTTGTGCATCTGCGGCGCACTTTGGGCCAACTGCAACTGAGCCTGAGCTAAGGTAATGCGTTGGGCCGCAGAGAATACATTTGGGTCCGCAATGGGCAATATAGCGACCATATGGGTAAAATCTGATCTTTTTACACATCTAGAGGCGCCGGGGACGTCATATGGGTATTCATCGGGTAGAAATTGCCCAAATCCTGCCGCTAACATCTCGAATTCTTGCGTCTGAGCGTAGTAAAGGCGCTTGTGTATGGCAGAGGTCACCATCGAGCCGCGTTCCAACAGCGCAAGCGTAGTGCCTACAGCGGCCTGTTGGTTAGAATCACCAACTTGCATGTCTGCAGTGCTTGCAAGTCGCTTTCCGGCGTCTACGGTAAAGCCTAGAAGCGTAAATAGGGTCTGGCTTGGCTCTTTGTAAGGCAGGGGCAGCAGTGAACCGCTTAGCTCGGCGCCACCGGCGTCAATATCCCGCCATTCGCCCGGCTGAATGGGGTTATCATCGTCAGCAATCCGTGCACCCTTCGCCTTGAAGCCCGCAGGAAGGTTGGATAGCGTGCCTGCGTCAAGAAGTTGACGCAAAGCGGCCGTTGCAGTCTTGCTTAGGCCACCAATCAAGTGAACAAAGCCTAAACCGTAAGCGCCGGGGCCTTCAATCAGCACATAATGCACAAAATACTCGCGACGACGCTTTAATTCGTCATCTTCTAACCAGTTTCTGCGTATTCCGACCACCTGACCGCTGTTTTCGTCAATAGTAACGACGTAAGGCAGCTTGATTCCGGTCTCGTTGTTCTTTTCGTCGACATCTTCGAAGCCCATAAGGTCCAAATTGACTTGGAACTCGAGCAAGAAAATCTCTTCGGGCTCTCCACTTGCAGTTAAACCCGTGATTTTGTCGATTGCATACCTAATTTGGTTGCCGCTGACAGGGTTTTGCTCTGGATCAACCATTACATCGAGGTATTCCCCCGCCACAACGCGCTTTCTGAACTCATTTGAGTCCATTGCAATACGCTGTGTGATTCTTGGGCACTGAGAAATGACACTCGACCCGTTGTAAGGGATATAGAGGTCGTCAGGAAGAACCAAACGACTAACCATACGGCCCAGTTGTTCATCATAATAAACCTTTTTAAATGCAGAACCGCCGTATCCGACGTAAAACAGTAATTGATCAAACTCCGGTGTGTATTCTTTCATCACCGACGTGATTTGGTAATTCATAAAGTCCTGCACGCGCGATGCTTGTTGGACCTTGTCTATGGTTTCTTTGCCTAGCGTCTCAGTACGGACAGGGCCGCCTGCGGGCATAAGCTCTTTAAACGCCTGCGACTGAAATTGAACAACGGCTTCTGTCAGCATAGGGTGGACAGCGCCTGCAGCGCCACGGAACGGGCGTGTACGGTCCTCTATCTTCAGGCCGAGCAAATCCATTCCCTTGGAATACATTTCTTCCCAGTCCTGCCTAGAAGCCTTGTCTGCGTCAAATAAAGCCAGTAAGTCGGATGAAATGGCGGCGAGCTCGTCCTCATCAACGACTTCGGCGAGGTTGCTGTAAAACTCAACGTCGTCTTCTTCGTTAACTTCAATGACCGCGCTACCGTCATCCTCAAGGATGATTTCAATATCCGGCTCTTCTTCACCCATCAGTTCAATGATGTCAGTTACTGGGGCCAGATTTACGACTTTATCTACAGGCATGACTTTGTCCTATTTATGAGTGCAGGGATTATACACTCTGGTTATTCCCACGGATACTTGGCGTCTTCCACATTAGTCAGAAGGTCTGTTCCCGCTTTTACGGGCTCGCCCTTCATCATTCTTCCCCGTGTTCCTTGGTTATTAATATTACCCAAAGTATCCATAATAGCGTTTTTGGCTTCTTGTCTAGATAGCCCTTGCTTCGCTAAGTTAAAACCAAATTTGTTGTTGAAGTAATCAAGGTACTCGGACCTAGGATCTGATCCCCCCATCTTTTTATTGAGACCTTGGTAAACCTCTTTAGCTTGAGCGCCAACAGCACTTAGTGGATTTTGTCCTGCGTCATATGCGAATAGCGCGTGGTTTACAGCGTTGAAGACTTCTTCATCGCCTTTAATTCCCGTGTTCTGCCTAGTTCTTTTAGAAGCGTCCTCTGGCAGTAACAGCTCTACTCGGTACTGCTCACCTATCAACCCTGAATCTACCATTTGATTTGTAAGGTCTACAGCTTCTTGTGATATGGCTACTTGGCGCTCATCGTCAAAACCAAGAGCTTCCGCTCCTTTTTGGATGGCTTTTTCTATTAGTCCGCCGCCTGCATACTTGCCTAATTCTTCAAGGTCTGAAGATGCAGACCCTTTAGGTTTTTTTACTTCACCACCTTCGCTAAACCCTTCTCGCAGAAGGTGACGAATATACTCGTCGGTTAGCTCTTGGCTTGGAAGGCCTTTTCCTTTTACCCCTAAGGCAAGGTCGTAATATCCCGGCCCTTTACGGCTAGGGTTGTCCGCCTTAAATTGTCTGTGCCAATCAGGGAGATACACCTCGGTAGGCGTAGGCTGCATACTAACACCTAAATCCCCTCCTCCTAGCAGAGTCGGGAAACCGGGATGAAGGTCCGGCCTATAGTCTGCAGTGCCATCCAAACTAAACAGTCGAGGTCCTGCCGCAAAAGTTGGCGCGTCACCCCCGTGTATTGGGTGAAGAAGGGCTTTTTCTGTTTCCTTAATTAGTATTTCTGTGGGTTTAAAGATTACGCCTTTCCCGCTTTTTTCTCCACCTAACGAAATTCCGCCTTTGCTTGGTGGAAGACCTTGGCCCATCATTATGTCCGCAAGTGCTGCTCTTTTTTCAAAGGTGTCTGCTTGGGCCCATATTTTAGGGTCTCGGATGTCCGCCCCTTCGCCAAAAGTAACCGCGAGGTTTATGTTGATCTTTTCTGCCAACTCAGGAGATAAATTTCCTGCCTTCATTGAAGCAACAAACCCTTTTTTTAATTTATCAAAAACAATAGGGTTAGTCTTAAGCTGTGTTGCAGAACCAAGCATGGTCGTCCATGCTGTTTCTGGAGAAGTAAGGTTGGTTAAACGGGAAGCTGTTCCTGAATCCATTACTCCCCATACCTTACCTGCGTAATTAGGGTCGGCTTCGCTTATTGCAGAGAAGGCTGCGCCCCCAATATTTCCGCCACCTACTCTGGTTCGGTCAGCTTGCGTGGTAGAAGTCCTTTTAAAACCCTGTTCCATTAACTGGCCGAGTGCTTCAGACGCTTTTACTGTAGGCTGAGACTCAATAAGTTTTTGTGCCTTTCTGCCTGCCGCCGCACGATCAGCAGCTTTAAGAGCCGTTGTTACAGCAGCTTTCTTAGTACCCCTTGCTCCCATGCCTAACAGAGGAGATGCACCGGCCACGGACATCAGGACCACCTGCTCGTACATCTCGGCAAGATCAGTATCCCCCGCAGCACGTGCTTCATTGGCAAGGTCAGAATATTTCTCTACGTCCATGCCTGAACGTATCTCACCCGTTACCGGAGCCATGTCCAACGCATAGCCCACAGGATCATCCGCCGCTCCGGCTTGCATTGTCTTGCCTACGCCATAAATATCCGCGAGCAATTTTGCAGAGGGGCTCTGACTTTGCACGACTTCCTTTCCGTACTCATAAACACTAGAAGGGATTCGTTTTGCTCCACTGAGCATGTTTTCAAGAATACTGCGGCTTTCGGTCTGTACTTGATCCGTGGGCCGTGGTTCTTGAGTATCCATCGCCATTAACTGGGCAGTAAGCTCGTCAGCCGTCATCGAGTCCGCAGGACCATTGTCCGCGAACCCTTCAGGCTTTTTTACAGGGCCACCCTCCGCGAACACCGGAACAATTCTAGCGCCACCGGCAGTGCCGAGGTCTCTGGCGAGAAGCTCTGTGTTGTAGCCTTGGGTCGTGAAGTTAGATTGACGACTCTCTTCGTCGCCCTCAGTTAATCCTGTAAACCCGCTCGTTAGGCCATAGGGGACCTGTTCGGTATCCGCCGTGCCTTCTTCGCGTTCGGCCTCCCTTCGCATTGAGTCCTGCTGACGCATTAACGCAAAAAGCTGTGAGCGAGACAGCCCGCCACCGTAACTTCCGGTCCTATTCAAAAGGTCTGCGTATCTGTCGTAGTTGGCGCCGGACAATTGACGGAGGTCCTGAGCCGCGCGGCCTTGGGTGTAACGATTAAGCGTGCCGGTGTCCATGAGCGAACGCGGTCGGCTCGTGACAGACGGGGGAGTGAAACTGAACCCTGATCCGGTGGCCGAGAGCAACTTAGCAGCAGGCGTGTAGTCAAAGCCTGCGAGGTTGCCATACTGATCAAGGACCTCGGTCCGTGGTGGGCTGTCCCTGAACTCACGGTCGAGGGCTTCCTCGCCGGGGGCATAAATATCAGGCTGCGGTGCAATCGGCTGATAGACCGTAGGCGGAACGTACTCGGGCTGCGTTTGGGGAAAGGGGTCAGGAACTGGGTCAACATTAATTGGTGCGTCCGGCTCCTTCGCAGCAGGCGTGTTGAACAAGATGCTAGGATCAACGCCCGCCGCTAACATGTCTTGGAAGGTTACGCCTTGCTGTGTCGCAATGGCCTGCGCTTCACGGCGCTCTGCCTCGTCTATTACGCCGTCGGCCATCAATCCAGACACGTAGTTCTGCGCGCCGCTTCTAATCTGCTCCATGCTCTGGCCCGCATACGGGGCGGATTCAAATGCAGAGGCTACCGTGGAGGGAGTAGAGAACGCAGTTTCAGGGAGTGGGGCGCCAGAGGTAAAGACCGCGTCGATAGTGGACTGCTTAACGCCTGCGTCAAGTGCATCCTGTACGCTGACTCCGGACTTTAAAACCTCATTGTATGCGTTGGCCGCGTTCCACGATGCAGGGTCCGCTGCTATCTCACCAAGAATACGCTGCTCAGCACCCAAAAGTGCGTTGTTGGTAGCCATAGCCTCACTATAAGCCTGATCGGCTATGTCCCTTGAAATGCCCAAGGAGTCCGCAAGAAAGCCTAAATCTGCACCACTGCTATTGATTTTAGTAGCAATGGCTTCTACCGAGGCATCAGGATTGTTGTTGATAAAATCCAACACGCTTTGGTTAGCAGAAGCAACTGAACCACCCTCGGCCATTCTAAGGAGCATGTCTCTAGCGGAATAATTAGGCATGGGTAAAGCCCTACAAATAAGGTTAGTTATTCCGCATTCTAGGCCTAATAGTACTCGGGGACAAGTCCTTCATTTTCCGAAGGTTCGTCGTCCTCGTCACTGTACAGCGAAATAAAATTACCGGCGCGAAAACGCATCAAAGCCTGCGTCGTGCTATCCACAATGTCGTCGTTATCCCCGTTAGGAAACGCGGCACACTGCTCGATCACTTCGTCCGCCCAGTCCGTCTCAGGTGCCCAGACCATGCCGGACTCGAAAATCGGTGCGACAGAGTTTGCACGGGATACCTTGTCTTGGCCCGCGCGCCGCCCGCCGGGGCTATACATCGTGACAGGAATGCCCATCCGACGCAGTTCCTGTTGAAGCGTGATCCCCGTCGCCTTGGCCTCGATTAAAACATTATCCGGCTGCCAGTAGTCATACTGCTCCTTCGCCTTACGCTTCAGGTCAGGGAAGTCCCACCGGCCTTTACGCATGTCAACAAGCAAAAGATTAGGTCCCGAGTCCTCCGTTGGGAAGAACACGGCCCACGTCGTGATAACAGAGAAGTCCGCCGTCTCCTTTTTCGAGTACGCGGTATCGTAAGACTGGATGATGTATTCCATGTGCGGCATGTAGTCCTTATCCCAAATGCGCCACCACTCACGCTTCAGGATTGCACCTTCATCGGCCGTGGGCCGTTGTTGGTACATGGCGTTCCATTTTTGCACCGACATCGATGCACGGACCGCGCGGAGCTCGTCAAGTTCCCAGAAGCTAGGCCAAAGGGCTCTTTCGTTCTCCTCACCTTCATCAAAAACAGCAGGAAACTCGATAACCTCCCATTGGTCCGCATTCGAGTTAGATTGTGACTTAAGCAATCGGGCCGTTAGGTCCTTGGTTCCCCACCTTGTCATCACAATAACAATTGCCCCGCCCGGCTGCAATCGAGTTCTAGGGCCAGAGGTGTACCAGTCCCAAGCGTTGTCCAGAGCTAGGGCCGAGGCCGCGTCTTGCTCCGAGTGCGGGTCGTCGATGATCAACATATCCGCACCACGGCCCGTCATCGCGCCGCCTACACCTACAGCAAAGTACTCCCCACCGTTGTTCGTGTCCCACCTTCCGGCGGCTTTACTGTCAGCCTTCAAGGCAACGTCAGGGAATACTTCCTTGTATTTATCAAGATCCATCAAGTTACGCACTTTACGGCCAAAGCGTACAGCGAGCTCGCCAGTGTGCGTCGCCTGAATGATCTTGGTCGTCGGCTTACGGCCCATGATGTAAGCAGGCAACAGATACGACGCAAATTCTGATTTGGTGTGTCGAGGAGGCATGTTCACGATCAAGCGCTTCAGGGTTCCCTTGGCTATTCGGTCAAAGGCGTCAGCCATGATCTTATGGTGGCTACTCAAAATCGCTTCAGGCCAGACGTACTGAGAAAAACCGATGAATGTGTCCTTAGCGCGTTCTTGGCCCTCTAGCAGGGCCAGTCGGAGTTCTAGTTTTAATCGTTCGGCTTCGACATCTTGCTGCATACGAATTCCCATTTAGTAAAATTTTGCTAAAAATTTATGGCCCTTTTGATTTTAAAAAACAAGGGGGTGGGTTAGCTAGGTGGTTCCACGTGGAACATGGTCCATTTTTGTTTTGGGCCAAATTAATTGTGTGAAATCTGGCTTTAGCCGTCTTGCTGAGCGGGGGGCCGGGGGAGGCGGCTGCCAAATGAGAATCATTCGCATCTAGCCCCCAAAACGGCCAAAAGGGACCCGCTATTTCCGGTAATACCTATTACCGGAAATAGTGAATCGTTTAAAATCAAGCACTTAGCTATTTCCATGCCCCTCGATCCATGCCGATCACTACATCTTGTGGTTGCTCCGATTCGGGCACCTCGGGCCATGGCCCACGCATCTGGGCGCCCAGAGCCAAAACGGCGCCGTTCGCACCCCGCGCGGGAGCGGGCGAGGGCCCTTTCCCAGTTCCCGCCGTTGAACGATATGCCGTAAGCAGTAGGTTGGTATAGGTCTAGGCTAATCAAGCTCACAGCGGCTCTTTGGGCCATATACGGGCGCTTATTGCTATCTCCCTGCCTAATTCGTCCCAGTCCACTGCATTTAACGCCCACTGGGCCACCGGGAGCGTGTCTACGCCCCTCTCGTGTAGCTCCTGAGCCTGTGTGCCGTGGTACAGCAGCAGGCGTGTCTCAGAGGCTTTGGTCGTCCCCTTCGGGTGCCACTGCACCAGTATGTAGGTCGGCATCCCCATCGATCCGTGCTTCAGCGCAAAGGCTATCTGGTGAGGGCTCAGGCGTACTTTCTTCCCGGTCTTCACTACCTTGAGCTCCAACATCGAGTAGGTCGGCGGCGTCGCTATCAGGCAGTCCGGTATCCCGAGGTTCACCCTGTTTTCTAATGGCACTACCAAAGCGCCGGATAGTTTCTTCTTTACGTTCCTGTATAGCGCTGACTCTGGACCGCTCGACATCGCGCATCTCCTCGATGATTGTCTTGGCCGAGGGCGTCTCATCCACCTCTTCGGGCTCGATCTCTTCAGCCTTGATCTCTTCGGGCTCGATGTCGATCAGGGTCTGCGGTGGCGCACCGTACAACGCCTTGATCTCTTCAAGCTTACGCCTGACTTCGTCCTTACTCATCGAGTCGATAGTGCCTACACGGATTTCCTTACGGTCTACATAGATCGTGCCGAGCGCTTGGCCGCGCCGGTATTCAGCAGAGACTGCCGCACCGAAGTTGCCTGCCTCGAGGGCTTGGTCGCGGATATGCTGCAGGTCTCGCATGTGTCTGTCGAAGTTAGTGCCGTATTTCTCTGCAAGCTCGGCGCGGTATTGTTGGATTGCTGCGACGACGTGGGGTTTCTTTTTTGGATTGGTCAGCTCCGATCCTATCGCGCTTGCCGACTCTTTTGGATAGCCTGCGCGTATCGCTGCCTCGGTCAAGGTAATGTGGCCGTCGTTCGATATGAGCTCTTGAATGAAAGTCCATTGCTGAGCGCTCACGATATGCTTCTGGTCTTTAAGGGGCGCTACTGGCTCGTTTAACCGCTGCTCAAGCTTCATTCGAGTACTGGGCCTCAGCGGGGAGGTGTTCAGAATATCTCTGCGATGCTTACCTTCTTTACTGCTCTTGCTCATGCGGTCCTCCGACAAGTCCAGATAGGACCTTCCGATTGCGTAACACTGAAGCGTCGGCCTGCTCCATTGCGGGATTTGTAGAACGTCGACAAAGCGCTGTTGATACGCTTAGCGTCCTCTTTCGAGCGGACAACGAAGTAATCGCCAAGGACCATCCCCTTAAAGGGGTAACGGGTTTGTTTATGGCTGCCGTTGCACAGGCGCAGGATGTGCTCCCGTGGGGTAATGTCTGAGAGTGTCATCGTAACCTCGTCAGTGAAAAAACGGTATTGTATCGACTGGTTGTTAATCTGTCTATTTTCAGGGGTTTCTATAGTACCGTATTCTCACAAAAAATAAGTTTTTTTTCTAAAAAATGAGTCGCGCGCGCACCCCGTATAATTGGTAAAAAGGTTACACCGTTACACCTATAATATTTAGACGTAACCTTTGACGTAACCCTCTATACCGCATAAACACTGACTGGTTACACTGGTTACACCAAACGTACCGTATTTCATTAAAAATAAAATCAAACTCTTTTTTTCTCAAAATACGGTATTATAGAAACCGTTTGCATAGGCAGCTCCGTGGTCCATGGTCCATGCCCCTCAAAGCCCGCACCACGTGGCCTCCAGAGCATTCCACCCCTCCTTTCCCGTGGTCCACGCCACTCTTTCAATCTGACACGTTAAAGACCTCTCGTTCCTTTATCCATAAGGCACACAGCGTAATAGACAAATCACGGTTACACATGGTCACGTCAAAAATAAAAAAACCCACCAAAAATGCTCTTTTTGATGGGTTTCGGGTGTGTGCAGTAACGTGGTGCAACGACGTACGGGCGTAGTTTACAGCGTCTCCCCGCTGCTTAATTTCTTAATCAATGCCTCGAGCTCGATCTGCTCCATCTCGCGAGCGTGGCCTTGCTTGAAGTCCCTGTGATCGTCTGTGAGGCGCCAGTAAGGGTTCGATCCAAACCATTTATTTATTTCTGCTAGGCGCTCGTGTGCTTCGAGCAGGCGCTCTACGATTTCTCTACTGGCTTCGTTGCAAGGGTAATTATCTACCAGTGCATCGCTCAGGGCGTCGATAGGGTTACGATCAGTTTGAGAGCTCATTGTGTGTCTCCTGTGTGGGTTTCCAAATTACGTTAAGTGTTCTGACTACTGACTTGCATCTTTCGCAGAGAGAGTTTCCTTTGAGTGCTTTAATCCAGAGGTTGCAGGACTCGCAGGGTCTGCCGTTTTGTATTTTTTCTTTCTTCACGTTCAGGCTCCGAGGTTGGGATGGGTTAATTCCAAATGATGGAGCCTAGCTCCTGTTCGGCTTTGTTGACGGCCCAGTTGCACAGGCCTTCTGTAAAAGGCTCGCCTTTAGCTAAGGCCTTGTCTAAATACTTGTCCGCTAAATCAGATATTGCTACTTGTTTTTCTTCGATCTGTTCGTGTGTCATTTCCTATGCCCCCTTGCCCAGAAAGCTGCCCGAGCGTGGGTTATCCATCGGGTGCTCACGGTGGTGCTTGTTTATCGCACCTCGGTAGCCTATCTGCGCCAGTTTGGCGATGTAGATAGTTTGTGATTTGGAAAGCGCTACCCCGTAGAGGTCCGCAGCGGCCTCCTGTGCAGGAGCGAAGAAAGTGCGGATGATTGTACTCACCGCGTTGTTACGGCCGTCAGCGGCCGCCTGTGAGACCTCTAGAGCAATCTCTTGGATCTCGCTGTCCTTCAAGTATCGATTAACTAGCATGGTCTGTCTCCTGTATGGGGTTGGCCCCAGTAGGGGCTTAGATGTTTAAGCTGTGTAGCCGCCTAATCTTTTTTCTAACCTTGGTATTATTTTTTCAATTTGCTTTAGAATCTCATCTATTTCTTTTTGCGTCATTTCTGACTCTTCCCAAGTGTCCGAGTAAAAAGCAGCGTGTAATTTTTGTGCGATTATGTCTTGCGCCTTTTGTTTAGCGGTAACTTTTTTGCCTTGGTCAAGTATCATGTCGTTCTCCTGTATGCGTCGGCCAATCCGACAACTGCATCGTCTCACGAATTAAATACTACCGTCAACTACTTTTTTACATTTATTTTTACTTAGGGTTACGCGCTTCTTCGATCAGGCCCTCGGGGATAAAGCCGTCGCCCTGCAGGCGTGCTTCAGGGAAGCGTGCGGCGATGATCTTGATACCCTCGAGGTACTTGGGATAGGTGGCGAAGGATTCGATAAAGAAGGACTCCGGGGCGCCTGAGCCGTAGAACGAGGCGTCGAATGCTTCCGGGTCGGTGATGATTGCGAGTGTGTATGACATGGTCGTTCTCCTGTATTGGTTGGCCCCCTCTCGGGGGCCGGTTGGTTTATCGAGGGCCGTAATACTGTTCGGAAGTGCCACCCAAGCAAGCTGCATAAGCGTCCAAAACCCGATCAGATTCTTCTTCAAAAGGGTAGCCAAATGACTCTACGTTTTGAGCCGCCTCTATTACGTGGCTTTCTGTAAGCTCTGGATATTCCGCTATTAGCGCTTCTATCTTTGCTTGAAATTGATCGCTGTACATTGTCCTTCTCCTGTATCCGGCGGGGCCACTCCCCGACAACAACTGTAGAATAATCGAAGTCAGGGTCACAGTCAACTACTTTTTACTACTTTACATCATTTTAAATTGTTTCAATTTTACTCTAGGTCCTCGCCCAGATATTCAAGTCCTTGGTCCACGTTCCCATCTTCGAAGCCCTCGACCTTGGCCACCTCAGCAAGCCACTTGGCATTCTTCTTCAGGGCGTTGACTGAGATCGATTTGTAGCTGCCGTAGCGGTAACCCCGGACGCAGCTAGTATTGTGCCGCCATTGTCGCTCAGAGGCTCCTGTGTTGGGATCGTGAGCCACTATGACCATGTAGACAGCACCGGCAGGCATGCGGTAGGCGATCAGGGCGCGGTCCTCGATAGTCGCTAGGACCTCGCCCTCTCTCCAAGCTTGGTTGGCCCAGAACTCTACCCGGCGACCGACTTCAGGCTGTGCTTGCTTGGCCTGTTGCTCTTTACGGTATTTTATGATGGCGGCTTGAGCCTGAGCTTGGTACTCAGTGTAGCCAGTGCCATCTTGCCAGTCAGACCAAACGGCGTAGAAGTGATCGGCACCGTCCCTGTAGTCAGGTCCGTGGTGAGCGCGCTGTTTCTCGCTGATCTCGATTCGGCCCTGCTGTCGGTAGAGGGGCTTGCTCACGTCCTCACCGAAAGCGAACAGGTGGTATTTGCTGCTGCTGTAGTTGCACTGGATTTTGACGATTTCGACGTTCTCACCGAGCTCAGCAAAAAGCTTCTGTGCTTTCTTCTGGTAAGACTTAGGAGTTGAGTTCTCTGCACCGTGACGGTACTCAGCGTTGGCGATGATGTTTAGCATGTCTTTCTCCTGTATCCGGTCAGGGCCACTCCCTGACAACAACTACAGCTTAAGCGATCTAATCCTAAAAAACAACACTTTCGACCACTTTTTTTTACTTATTTATATTCTAATTAATTCAATGACTTAGAGACCAGGGACAAAATTATCTGCACTTTTTTTCGTCCCCGGACAAAATTATCTGCACTTTTTGCGCTACTTCCACCCGATGTAAGGTCCGTGGTCCTCGGCGCCTGCACCCTCCCTGTAGAACAGGTGGTCGCCAATAACGGCCGTAGGACGCATTCTAAGGGCCCAGTCGGGCCGAACGTAGTAGGCATGATAATGCGTAGCGTAACCCGTAATGTTGCTCACAGCGCCGCTGAGGACGCCTGAGGCCACCCACCGCGCTACGGTGTAGGCGCGCTCGTCTTGAGGTTTATCGGACTGGCCGTCGCAGTAGAACGAGAAGGCGCAGCGGTTGCGGACCTCGCCGCCGTCGGTAACGACGCCGCAGACGGTGTCAGGGAAGCGTGAGTCGTAGACTCTCTCGAGGACGACCTGCGCGACAGCGATCTGCCCCTGCAAGTCTTGGTTGCGCGCTTCGTGATAAATCGTAAGTGCGAGGCAGGCCAGTGCGGAGGTAAACATCAGCGGTGCTCCATGGTGAGATTGATTTCGTCGATGAGCTGCTCAGCAACTATTACCGCTTCACGTGCCAGTTGATCGGTAGAACGCTTCGATCTGCCGAGCAGCGCGTGCATCATTACCGTCGAGACTAAAGCTAGGATTGCTTTTTCTTCGTCCATTTATTTTCTCCAGATAACCCGGTCTATTAAACCAGTCGTTCAAGGTGTGTGTTGACGGCCCGAGCTTGCGGCTGATTAATTTTTTAGGAATGCCTTCGTCACGAAGTCGGAAGGCCTCCTGTACTACTTCCCACGGCCAAGCTTTCATTTCTCCAAATCCTCGTTTCGATAGAACCATGTTTCTAATTCTTTGGTAGGCACGCCAGTCATGAAGCTGATCTGATCTATGCGCCACCCGGCTCGTAAATACCTAAAGGCATCGTCGAGCTCAACGAGCATTGACTGACGTTCTTTTTCTTTCCTTCTTTGTAACCTCTGTTTTTTTTCAATGTCAAAAGCATAGCCTAACTGTAGTTCTTTGCTTTGCTTAAGTTTACGAAGAGCTTCACGTTCTATTTGTCTTATTCTTTCTCGACTCAAGCCGAACAGGTCCGCTACTTTCTGCAGGCTTTTAGGGTTTTCTCCATCTAACCCGTAGCGCAAAATAATTATTTTTTTATGCCTGTCGGTTAGTGTTCCTTTTTCTAGCGCGGTAGATAGTAAAACAGGGAACTGCTCTTTACTCAGCAGTTCTAATGGGTCTGTAATTGCTGCTGTTTTATAGTCCATCACAATAACCGCTTGTCTTTGAGTATCTGAAAGTTAGCCTTGTGCTGCGCTTGGATTTCTTTTTTGTTTTGCCCAGTGTAAGGCACCGCCAAATGCTCGGTGACTAGCGCAGCGTTTATCGAGGTGTCGTCGGTCAGGTAGATCGTTCCGAGGTACCGGCCGAACTTTCCTTTTTCTTTTGTCTGGAGGCGATAGGTTCCTCCGACGTGGAGCGCGTCCTCGACAAACTCCTTCGCCAAGAGTCCGGCAGCTTTTTCCTCTGCATCTCGTGTGCGGCACTCTGGAGTATCAATACCGTACAAACGAATGCGCTCACCACGACGCCAAGTATCAAAGCCAAGATCAATATCAACATCGACAGTATCTCCATCGACAACACGGACAATTTTGCACTGGTAGTCATACATCCTGTTTTCCCTAAATTAATATGCTAGATGCTGCAATTCATCTTTAGGTATCATGCGTCTTCTCCTTTCTTGTGAGCAGGGCGATGCGCCCCGATATCTCGGTTGGTTGGATCGGTTAATGAGTCTGGGCGCATGAGGCGATCAAACTTTCTCTTGGGGGCATCCGGGTCAGCTTCACTAAAAGCGCGTGGCGGACAAACGGTTATCACTCCGCCGTTGGCTTTGTATTCCTGTACCTGACGTTCTAATTCTGCACGTAAGCGAGCGCGCTCAGGTAAAGTAAGAACATTAATTCGAGTCGTGGTCATTCAACAGGCTCCTTCGGGCTGAGCTCGAGCACGGTGCTTTCTGGAGACAGAGTTGACCCGTGGGCCGTGGTCCCTGACACTCGAATCGTGAGGGTGTCGACGTTGGCCTTCTTACCGAAGATGCGGTCGAAGTTGTCGTCGAACTTATCTTTGCTTACGCTTAGTGGGCGTGGTCTGCTTCCCTTACTCATTATTTTTCTCCGTGGCGTTTGGTTAAGCCATTAACGGGATCAGTGTTTCCTGCGCCCATGTTGTACGAGTCGACCCGCGCCTTGTGCAGGTACTCGACAAGGTTGTCGACCGTGGCGCTAGGGTCATCCATAGCAGTCTTAAGAAAGTTTATTACCTGCACCTTGTCGACAAGTTTCATCAACTCGAGATGGCTGTCCACAATCTCCTGCGTGTTAATCGCTAACATCATTCTGCCCTCCAGATTCTCAGGCCGTTGTCTTCACGGCGGGCGACATACTTTTGATTGTGACGCCTACCCGTTGACATAGCAGCGCGGTAAGCGCGGCCGTTTACTTCTTCGCCGTCGAAGTAGACTGACTCGCCTACTGACATCTCGAGGAAGGGGTACTTACGAGCCCGTGAGGACTCGGGTAATGGAACGCCTGTTTCAATTTTCATACGTGGGTCCTTAGTTGCATTGGATATCTGGGTTGTACGAGGGCCATGTTCCGTCGGCCAGTGCTAATAGGATTCGCATTAGTGTCCGTACCCCGAAGCAGTTTGAGATTTAGGCTCACCGTTCCATTTATAGGCACCGGCGTAGCTTGCAATGTTGAAGTTGCCGAACTGGTCAACGATCTTGTTCATGGGCTTACCTACAATGACGTTAGGGGCAGGCACAACCTTGTCTTCGTAAGCAAACTCGCTGTCTAAGTATGACTTAGCAATCTTAACCAATGTAGCCTTAGCGCCCTTAACGTCGACAATCTTATAGAAGTCAATGTTAGTTTGATCGTAGCCCCAAGAGCTGTAGTAGATGTCCCCGACTTTAAGATTCTTGGCAGCTTCTGCTTTTTGAGCTTTGGCCTTTGCTTTTTCGTTAGCCTTGTACTCAACCATTTCGGCGTAGTCAGCAAAGAACTTGTCAATGTACTCAGCCATTCGCTCGGCAGTCTTGAAATCGTAATAGAAAGCAGGCTTGGCAGCTTTGCCTTTGAAGCCCTTGGCCACGTAGCTAGGACCGTTGTCAACGATGTATACCTCGAGGGCGCCATCGAACTTAACAATCTTTTCCTTGAACTCAGCGGGTACAAAAAATTCTCTAGTCAGTTTCATGTCTTTCTCCTGTATCGGTTAAATTAAACTACAAACGAATACTAGCACACTGATCAGGCAGCGCAACTACTTTTTTCTACTTATTTTAATTAACTAAATCAACAGGTTAGTGGACCGTGGTCTCTTCTTCAGAGTAATCGTTGAGCTTTTCCCTGTCCACGTCGTAGTGCAGTTCCATCATCACGAGAAAAGCTTCTTTCTTGACCCCTGATCCTTGGGCCGTGGCGCACAGCATATTAGTCAAGACGCACATGAGCTCACTGGGGCCGATGTCGAGAGTGTCTTCCATCTCTTCGACCACGGCCCACAACTCGTCGTACATCTCGACCACTAATCGGCTGAAATCTTCAATAGTTTTCAACGACCCTCTCCCGTAAAATTGCGTCTTCCCAATGCCTGCAGCTAAAACAATACCAACCTCGGCGCACGGGCACCAATTCTTTCTGAGCATTCTCGTCGTGGCCTATTATCTGCCCCATTGTCTCGCCGCAGGGGCAGGGCTTTTTGCTTAGGTCCTCACTGGTCATAGTTCATTGGCTCCGTCTTGTAGCGGCCAATGATGCCATGCTTGGCCTCGATGAGCCGGGCGAAGTCCTTAGCGAACAGCGGCGCAGGCTTAACGTGCTTGGCTGCGTCCATATAGGCGAACATAATCTCGTCATGGTCCAGTGGCTTCTGGCCTAACAGCTTAGCCTTGAGTCGCTTAAACATTGCGCGCCTCCTTTTTTTCAATCTCCTGCTTAGCTCGGCCTGCAACTTCCTCTCGGCTGTACCCAAAAAAGGTGTGCTTTGTCGTGCCAACCGTGACCATGGATTTGTACCATTTAGGCCCTATTTTATAGACTACCATTTCATTCTCCTGTCTGATCGGTTTCGTCTTCAAGTCTGAATACCTCCGCCTCATCTAACATTGCTAACACGTCGACTTTTCTTTTCCTGCCAGAGGGACCCCTGACGGTTATGTTTACTGCAACAATATCGACCTGTTCCGGCAACCCAAATTCAGCAGGTAGGATTTCATAGACCACCTCAACCGGCAAGGTCAAGGAGCTGCTTACTGTATTTTTCATTTTTGTATTCCTGCTCGAGGGCATGGGCTTTGACTGGGTCACTGTCTTTCAACAGATCAAGGAAATGGCGCGTGATCAACGAGCCTGCGATCTTGCTCAGCGGCGCCTCGTAGAACTCCCCTAGCTCGCGCAGCATCGCGTAATGCTCTGCCCGCACGCATAGGTTCGCCCACGGCGTTTCTCGCTTAGACGGCGAGGGCGGGGGCACGTAACCCTTCGGCCGTCTCTTTCGATTCTTGTGGACACGTCGTCGCACGTACACACCTGTTGGCATAGTCTTCTCCTTTCTGATTGGTATATGAAGCTTACAGTATTATAATATACGTGGCTACTTTGATTCGCCCCAATTGGGCCCAACCTCAACGTCCACCTTGCTTGGCACGGCGAGCTCTACCGCTTCGCGCATGATCTTAGCGGCCCCCTCGGCCTCTTCACGGCTTTTTACAGAGAGGGCTATCTCATCATGCACCTGCAGCATGATGTTGAACCCGGCCTTGTGTAGGGCAAGCATGGCGCTCTTGCACTGGTCCGCTGCGCTTCCTTGGATCAATTTATTCGTGCCCTTGTAGGTCATGGCGCGCTTAATTCGTGTGCCGTACTTTGCAGCAGCCTCTTCGTAGGGCAACGCCTTGTTGATTCCCCACGCCATTGGTTCCCACAAAGGAAAGCGACACTTGCGGCCGAGCAATGTTCTGATCGATCCGCCGGAGGCAGGGTATTCGATGCGCTTCTGCACTGCGTGGATTGTAGATTTAAGGAAAGGGACCTTGGCGTGGAATGTCTGGATCAACTCCTTCGCTTCGTCGTCGTGCATGTCGAGCTCTATCGCAAGCTTCTTAACGCCCATGCCGTAAATCAATCCGAGGCCGATTGTCTTGGCCTGCTTACGATCAATCCCTGCAAGGTCGGCGACCATTTGGTGGAAGTCAGTGCCGGGGTCCTCTTGGTACGCCTCAGCCATCTTACCGGCGCCATCCAGTTTCAACAGGCTTGCATAGTGAACCAGTAGGCGGGGCTCCTGACTCGAGAAGTCGTTAGCCGCCCATAGCTCGCCTTCCTCAGGCAAGAACAAACCTCGGACCATTGGGCCTATTATCGGATGGCGGGCAGGCACTTGCTGCAAATTCGGTTGGTTCATGGACAGTCGGCCGGTGACCGTGCCCCCGCCTTCACCTCGCAACTGGTTAATGTGCGAATGGATTCGCCCGGTGGCCTCACTGGCATCGAGGTACGGTTGCAGGAAGGTGTTGTGCGTCTTGTTTATCTCGCGCACCTCAACAATGGCCTTGGCAATCGGATGCTCGCATCCCTCGAGGAAGGACTTAGTAAAACTTGGCGCGCCCTTTTCTGTCTTAGGGTAATTGATGTTTAGCTTATCAAACGCCTTTGCAATGCTTGCCGCTGCCCACATGTCGACAGGGACGCCTGCCTCCTTGCGAATAAAAGCCATCATCTTTTTCTCTTTCTTCTTGAGCTCCTCAGTGAGCTCTATCGCTTTCTTTCTATCAAACCGAATGCCTTTGAATGTCATGCCTACAAGCACCGGCAGTATCTCAGTTTCCAATTGGAAGATGGATTCTACTTCCTCTTGCCTTAGCAAGGTCTCGAGGTGATGCCAGAGCTTTAGCGTGAGTGCCGCATCCTGTTCGCCGTAAGCGCCGACAAAATGCGCCGGAAGTTTCCAGAGCTCTTTCTTTGGGTGCACGCCAAAATCTGCAGCCGCCTTCTTGAGCTGCTCCTCTGACTTAATCTCTTTGAGCATATCGAAACCCAGAGAGTTGAGTGCGTAGCTGTACCGGTTCTCGTCGACTAGGCCTGCAGCAATCATCGTGTCGATAATTGTTCCTTGGACCTCGAACCCTGACGCCCACAGCCAACCCAAGTCGTATGCTGCGTTGTGCATCACCTTCGGGCAGGGCAGCTTTAGGATGTCCGTGATCCATGCCTCGACCATTCTTTTATCAAGGTTGCCGCCACCGCCATGTGCGATAGGGTAGTAACCACACCACCCGTCTACTGCAACAGCATAGCCGACAATGAACCCGTCGTTGCGTGGCCAACCGGGCCCGAACTTCTCCATGTTCGGATCGCAAGTCTCGAGGTCGATGGCAATCTCTTTTGCTTCCGACAGGTCAGGGAAATGTTGTGGTGGGGTCCATTCGCTCAAAATCTAAATCCTCTCTCTTCATTCTTGGGCAATACAATGTGCAGCGATTGCCTTGTGCGCGTGACGCCCACATAGAGCAATCGATTAATGTCATCGGCGTTCTTCGCATAATCTTTTGCAAACTTAGGGCTCAGGTCCGTGAGCAATAAAACATTGTCCGCCTCTCCGCCCTTTGCTCCGTGGATCGTAGACAGTTGTATCGCAGGCTTCACGCCTAACTTCGCACCACGCCTCAGCACAGCAATCAGGTAGTCGCGTTTGTCTTCGCCTATCTTGGTCAAGGCTTCGTGCCAGATGGCGTCGGTCAGTAACCCTTGGTTAGCTTTGAGCTCGGCCATGTCATACATAGCCTCGGGGTCCGCATGCCTTAGCGATTTAAACCCGCGCTTTATCGAGGAAGCAGGCAAGTGCTTATAGATTTGCCGCAGCACGTCATAGCCGACCGATTGGCCTTTGCGTAACCGCTCCCAACCAATGACAGAGGTCACCACCGAATCGGCAATGCTCCGTTGTCCATTGCGCTCGAAAAGTAGGCCTTGGCTTTTGATCCAGTTGTGCAGCTCGTTGAGCATGTAGTTCGTGGAGGCCATGATTAACCATTCGCCCTTGCTGATATCCACCTGCTCGAATTGGTTGTAATAATTTATCTCGCCTTGCTCCTGTCGTGGCGCCCAGATTTTCTCCTGCCTGTTCTGAATTCGCTTCACGATAGAGTTTGCAAGGAAGTGGACCTTAGCCGGTACGCGATAGGACTGCTCGAGAATCTTTACCTCACCCTCACAGGACAGGAAGCTTTCCACGTCAGCACCGGACCACGTGTACACCGCTTGGTCATCATCTCCTGCGACAAACGTGCGGTCTGCTTTCTCTGCCAATGCCATGACGAGTTTCCACTGCAAGCGTGAGAGGTCTTGTGCCTCGTCGACAATCAGCACTTCAAGTGCAGGCAGTCGTTCCTGCTGTTCGATCAGTCTCTCGAGCAAGTCCGTAAAATCCATCAGCATGTGCGCCGCCTTAAACTTACGGTAGGCACGCTCGACGAACTCAAAGTAGAACCATTCGATTTCCATGTTGCTGCGGTTGTAATGTGTTCGCAGGTCTATGCCTCGAATGCGTGCGATGTTTATCTCGTTCAGGATTGCGTTGTCTGCGCGCACGATATAGTCGTCGCCCTCTAGCGAGGTTGACACCTCGAGGCCTGTTTCCTTTGCGAACGTCGCGTAATCCTCTGCAGACATCAGGTCCTTGGCCCCTGCTCCGAGGCAGTGATAGGCAAGACTATGTAGCGTGCGGAACCACGGAAAGTCCGTCTCGGCGTTCAGGCTAGGGAACTTCTGAATCGCTCGATCACGAGCCTCACCTGCTGCCTTGCGAGTAAACGAGAAGTAACCTATCTGGCTCGATAGCGTATTGTCGGCGAGCTCCTTCTCAACGACGTTAAGAAGGAACGTGGTTTTCCCTGAACCCGGCGGGCCAAACACCTTAGTCATCATTAGAACGGCACCGAGTCATTGTTAGTAGGCGTATCGAATGGCGCATCCTGCTTATCAAACACAGGCAGCTTCCACACTCGAGCCGTGCGGCCCTTAAGCTTTATAGCGCTTGGCTCACCGCCTAGCTCACGTAACCGCTGCGCCATCTTAGGCGCGGACAACGTGCCGAAGTTGTTACGCTTCAGGTGTGCTTCGAGGTCCTTGATCCGTAGATAACAAACACCGTTCTCTTCATCGGTCCAGACACGGCCCATGAGAATCTCGTCACGGTCCATTGCCTGCTGCAAGTGAGTCGTAAACTCCTCAACAAGGTCAGCGAATCTGCCGGTGATTGTGGTGTCTTCGCTTGCCTCGGTGATGGCCTGCAACTCAACCATCTCACCTAGCAGTTCATTTACAAGCTGCTCCCAGTCAGGCTTTTTGATTGTCGGCGGCAGTACGTTCAGCCGCTCCATGCAGGCCTTCTGGAAAAACATTTGATTGAACAGGCTTTCCGTTTCAAGTTCAATGCGCTTGCCGTTAACGTCAAGGAACCACAGTGGCGGTTCGCTTGCGTACTTACTCAGTGACGTGAGCTGCGGGCTGTCCGGTCCATCGCCACCAATGCCATGCTTGCGCTGCCTGCACAGGGCAGGGTTGCAGAATGATTTTATGGGGTCGTCCTTACACTTGTAACGGTATTCTTTTTTCTCTAGCTGCTTCTGTATCAGCGCAATTTCCTGCAGCCCAAGCGGCGGATTAAAGTACTTATGGTTGTACTCCATTAGCTTGTCTTCCCATCCGACCGGGAAAGCTTTCTTGAGGTAGATGCCGACAGAGAACATGCCGTTGTTCCGTGAGCCTTCAGGAAATCCCTGCGAACAGAGGGCCTGCAGGCATGGCGGTCCATCCTTAACAGGCGTGTCAGGTTTCTCTGGAGGCTTAGGCATGACCAAAGCGTCTTGCACGTTGGCTTCGTATATCTCGAAGAACTCGTCTAGCGTCGCACTGTTACCGTCTTCCTTAAGCGCGTAGCGCAGGCTCTTCTCTCCGCCGAAGTAAGGCAGGTTGAGGTAGTTGCCGGTGTCACCCCGCTCGACTAGGATTTCAGATTGCTTAGGGAATATCTCGCGCCCTGCTTCACCGAGCAGGCCGCCGCATGCAGTCAGATACTTTTGCATGTCGCCCGCAGGCACAGGGGTCTTGGTGAAACAATAGACGTGTGCGCCCCCTGACTTACTGCGGAAAGTCACGAGCGGTAGCCCAAGCTTTTTAATCTTCTCGATCAGCGCCTGCAGGTCTAGCGGGTACTGGTCAATATCTATCGCGCCCCACGTACAGCTATTGTCGGCGCGTATTGGAATGATTCCGAGTGACGGGTCTATG